TAGGGTTAGCAGAGCCGTCAGAGTTACGAACGATGTATTCAACAGTAACAGTCACCGTACCGGCAGTAGCGTCAGCAGTAGCTGCGGTGAAGGTGCCAAAAATGATCGCATCAGTTGTACCGATGTTGTCGTAAAGACCTGAAGTAGCTGCTGCGATGGTAGCTGGAGAAGTTTGAACCGCCGAAGTACCGGTGTTAACCGAAGCCATGTACAGGTTAGCTGTACCGCTGCTACCAATAGTAACGCCGCAGTTAGTTGCGCCGGTTAAAGCTACGTTAACTTCAAGACCAAAACGAACGATCTTAGCGCCAGCAGGGAGCACAAACATCTGTTGCGCTGTGGGGCTTGCCAAAATTACGGAAGTAGGGGCTGTATAAGTCTGGGCAACGATAGTTGCGCCCATGTTGCGGATTGTGCCAGCAGTAGTACCAGTGGTATTCTTAACAGTGCCTAATAGCCAAGGACCAAGGTGAGTAGCGAAACCCATAGTATATTTTCCTTACATACAAGTTAAGCGTATCAATCGGTATGTCGTCTGCCGGGACAGTTTGATACGCCGGTTCCCCGGTGTTGCATCTTTATACCATACTCAATACAAAAAGCAAGTACAATCCGCGTATTATGCCTACCAAAGATAAAGAAAAACGAAATGCTATAAACAGGGCGTCTTATGAGCGCAATAAAGAGCAGCGTCGAAAAAAGAGTCGCGAAAATAAAGCGGCAGCAAAACAAAAATGGCGGGAGTTTAAAAGTACACTATCGTGTGTACAGTGTGGACAAAACCACCCAGCTACTCTAGACTTCCACCATATTGAAAGGCGCCCAGATAACCGTAAAGTTAACAAGTTATTAACTAATAAAGCCTACGCACAAATAATGGAAGAAATAAAAAAGTGTTTAGTATTGTGTGCAAATTGCCACCGTATACACCACCACAACGAACGCCTAGAAAAGAAAAAAGGGGCCGAAGCCCCTTCTAATTAACACTCTACTTCTTCATCTTCTTCGTCGGTATACAAAACCCACTCGTCTGACTCATCATCATAGAAATAGATGTTTTCTAACTCGTCGAAATACCAAACTGTGCCATCTTCACCAACTTCGGCCCAATCTTCCAAGTCTTCGTCGTAATAGTAAAAAGTGTCTGACTCTTCTTCGTAATACCAAATAACGCCATCTTCATCAACGTCAAACTCAACGTCATACTCTTCGTCTAACTCATCAACAACTTCCAAGTCCAACGCGTCCAACAATTCTTCAACATCAACCAGCAAAGTAATAGATGCAATCATGATAAGCTCCAATTAATAGTAAAAAAACAACCCCCGCAGGTTGCAGAAATCATCCTACACCATGATTATGACAAATCAAAAACGGCTATTAATGAGTCACATGCGCTCTAATGACTCATAAGCGAGCAATTGGCGTTTTAGTTTACGTATTTCTTCGTCGCGTTCGTTTAGTTTTTTCTGCAAACTTGCGCTTAAATCATAAACTTCTGCAATTTTTTCAAACCGTTGTTTGTGGTCTGCCATCATCATGTTGTACAAACGCTCTGATGCTTCAATTTGTTTTTGTATAAAGTTATCCATAATTCCCTCGTTAAAATAAAACGGGGCCGAAGCCCCGTTTAAACACCTGATTACACTCGATTAGGCTGCGCCGGGTGAACCGTACATACCTAGTGGATCAGAGAAACCGAACGAATAACGCTCACGAGCCTTGTAGCGAACATTACCTGTATCGAAGTCACCGTCCATCGAGTTAGCCAAAGGCGAACGAACAAAGTGCTTCATGCCGTTTGGAACGTCGGTAGTTAAGAACCAGCCGTTGTTGTCGGTCAAGAAGTGGTTGATTGTATAGCCTTCTGGAATCGAACCGTTGTTCTTCAGTGCGTTGATATCGTTGTCAGTAGTGCCGACGCGAAGTTCGGTTTCCAACAAACGAGTAGCAACGAATTGAAGCGCAGGTGGAACGATCAATTTCTTTGGCTTAGCAGCAATCAGCAGACCGCGTTCGTCAACCCATGCAGCGATTTGAATAACAGCGTTTTCCAACGAAGTCTCATTCAAGTCAGCAGCAGTTGATGGGCTGTTGCTGTTGGTGCCACCAGATACTAATGGGTGTGCTGTTGAGAACAGAGCAACGCCGTCACCACCCGGGAAAGCAGCGGAGAAGCCGTTGTTCAGTACGTTTGCAGCCTTAACCTGTTTGGTGTAAGCCATAGCACGAGCCAAAGCCTTGGTGTAACGAGCAGACAAGCTGTCGTACAAGTTGTCTTCGATGGCCTCTTCGGTCAGCGAGAAACCCAAAGCAATAGTTTCGTGGTTGTATCGAGCAGTCCAAGCTTCTTGTGCGTTGTCGTAACGAATTGCACTACCTTCGTTCTTAACAGGCGCAGCGCTGAAACCTGAAAGTTTAGTTTCTTCTTCAAAAGAACGCTCAGAGGTTTCAGTTTCGTAAATCTCTTTGTGTTCTTCGCCGTAGCGAGCATACTCCAAACCAAACAAAGCGTTCAGGCCGGGGAGCAGCTCTTTAAGTAGTTGTGCGCGTGAAATAGCCATTTAGTTTCTCCTTAAGCGATGCTGGTGCCAGAGTAATACTGATGCTGACCAAAGTTAATCTTGACCAGAATCTCTGGATACTGCATAAACACAAGCGTAGAGCTAGCGCCAAAAGCTGTGGCAGGAGCTTGGTTCAAGATAAACGAGGTAGCACCGGCAGAAGCCGCTGTATCAACAAAAGAACCCGAACTGATATATTGACCGTTCGAATCCAGCGAACCAACATCAGTGCCAATTGGTAACGCGAACGGCAGAGCCGAACAGGTCACAGTAGCAGTAGAAATGCTGGTATACGTTGCCGTACCACGCGAAACAGCCGTGTCAGGCACTAAACCAAGCACGCGAACGGGCAAGGAAGAAGTGGTGGCAGGGGTATCAGTAGGAGCCAAGATTGCGTTCCTAGAGTTGCCGGATGCGAGACTACCTGTATTGTTGATCATTGCCAAATTTTGACCGATCATGGCGCGAGCGCCAGAAGCAATAACAGTAGTAGCAGAGCAAACAACACCTTTGAAAACTGCATCAGGGTCGTCAGAAACAATAGCTACTGCATCACCAGCCGCAGTTGATGCAGGCCAGAATTGTTGAAATTGCTTTTGTTTTGTGACGGGGTTGGTAAACGAACATCCCAAAAAGATGCCGGTTTGGTTACCTGCTGTGCCAGTAGACACAGACAAGCGGACGATTTCACCACGAGACAAACCTACGTAATCACCGTAGAAAATGTTCGTAGAGTAACCATTAGTGATTGGATATTCACGAGTAGAACCCGCAAATACCTGACCTCCGATCAAATTGACCGGCTGTAGCCCGTAAGGGGCATCTACAACAGGATATGCCATAATTTACTCCAAAAAAGTTTTAAATTAACCTTTACCAAACGATGTAGACGATTTGCGCTCCGCAAAGAGTGGCATACGTACATCGCTTTCTCGCATAAAGCTATTGTCAATTGCAGTCGTCTGAGCTTGTGTCTGATTATCGAAATGTTTATTCCGTTGATCTACAAACTCTTGTGGCGTCTTGCACAACAACAACCCACCGATCTCAACGTTGTCTTTAAAACGACTGTTAGGATCAATTAGCAGTTGAAATCTTGGTTGTTCCGACACTTTCACAGGTTCCCATCCTTCGCGTAGCTTGCCTGACAAGTTGCGGGGATCGGCCTTATCTAAGGTCGAAATACGAATCCATCTATACGCAAAACCCGGCTGCTTATCCGGTTCTGGTAGTGTCTCAGCAGGCGCCCATTGCTTTGGACGTTCTACTTCTTTACGGGATTCAAGTTCACGAGTAAGTCTGTTATTAGCCATTGTTATTCTCCAGTTTAAGTACTTCACGAGCATATTGCTCCGGTGTCAGTCTAAATTTTTTCGCCAGCGCCGCTTGTGTCGCTGTCAACTTAATCTGCTTCGGAGCCGTACTCCGCTTAGCTGAAGCTACGACTGTACTAGGCTTACTTCTTTGCTGAGGTTTTGTCTCAACGTCCCTGTTTTCAGGGAAGGACTCCGGAAACCGTTTACGGATCGTTTTGTCGATGCGCTCGTAATAATCGTCAGTACCAATATATTCAGGGCCGTACTCACGATACAGTTTCATATGCAGTCCTTTT